AATCGGTGAGCAGGTACTGCGCTGCTGGGCGAAGGTGGCCCTCTTGTTTGACTGCGGCCTCTTCAAATTCAAAGGGACTCATGCGGTTGAAGTCCATCTCTTCCTGTTCTTGGATGTTCATGTCACCATCTCCTGTTATTTGGTTTCAGCTACTTGGAATCCCGGTGGAAGGACAGGGCAGAGCCGGTCATAGGCTCCGCATACCACCTGGGCTGGCCATGCAGGGCGAATGTGGGGCTGCTGCGCTGGTAGGCGTCGGTCAGGCTACCGCCTAGCTCCTCGGTCCAGATGTTCCCCGGCCCTGTGGCTATCACTGCCCACTCATACGGCCCAGCTTCCCAGTACACCGTAGGGCTGTCGCAGTAGGCAGACTCCCTGATGAATGCACCCTCTCCCCCTGGCATCTGCTTGATGGCCCTCAGCACCTGGGCGGCGGCTCCCCTGGCCGTCTTGGCTGTGATCTTGTGCTTGGCCCTTAGTTCCAGTTCCTTGACTGTCATGGTTGTCATGGTGTCTCTCCTATAGCTCTCAGATTCAATACCACCAGGCTCTCGCAGTCCCAGCCATATAGCTGCTCTCTGATCCCCAGCATGGGTGACGCCGTACTCCTGAGACCGTCCAGTGTCAGGTACACCACATCCACGCCCCGCTCGGCCATGCTCTCCCAGTCCGGGTAATCCCCAGCCCAATCTAGCTGGCCGAGGTCTGCGCTGGAGTTGATCACGATGGCCCGGTCCAGGCTGATCTCTAGCTGGATGCCCACAGCCAGGCGCTCCAGCCTAAAATCCTGCTCCCGGCACCAATCGGCCCATCCCCAGGCGCTGTCCACCGGAGAGGCCCACAGGCCGCCCATGGGCTTGCTGTGCTGGCTATTGGCCACCGTGGGTGCCAGTTGCCATGGTGTGGCTGTGTAGTGGATGCACTGCATGGTTAGCTCCTGTATCCCTGGCTGATTCTGGCCATCCTGGCAAAGTAGTCTTCCTGCTGTACGAACTCCCGCCAGGACATCCGCTCGTGCCCTGCCTGCACCCTCTCGGCGTTGACCTGGGCGAACTTTACCCGCCTCTCCGAGAGCCTGGCCTGCATCTCCTGGTAGCCCTTGCTGAACTCTGCCATGGTATCTCTCCTGGTGTAAATTTCAGGCCTTGACCGGCCATGGCTGGCCATCACCGGAGTGATGGCCAGGGAAGCGGTCAAGTCTAGCTGAATATGCGAACATCCCTGGTGGGTATGGTCACCCCAACCTTGCCTGGCTTCCCGGTCTCCCTGTCCACCTGGGTCAAGACCTCTCGGCCAGCTACACCGTCCTCGGTCTTCTTCCAGGCGTCCATCTTCCGGTAGTTGTTGCCCTCTGGCTTGCCTGAGCGGTACAGGCTGCTGTCCTTTACCAACTGCTTGGGAGACAGCCTCAGCGGCTCCTGGCGGGTCTTCATCTCCCTGACCATCTCTTCTAGCATCCGGCGCTTGTTGTCCAGGTCCAGCCATTGCTGGGTGTCTTCCAGGGTGTCAAAGGTGGGGGTGTAGTAGCCCAAGCCAAAGCGGCTCCCGTCCTCGTATATCGCCCAGCAGTCCTCACGCTGGGAGTAGGCTGGCTTGATGGTGATCACCTTGACGAACTCCACGATCTTCCGCTCCTTGGGGTCTCTGATGTTCTCGATGATTGCAAACATGGTCTATTCTCCTAAGCTTAAATTTGAGTCTAGCTGATGTAGGCGTGGCCACCAGCGGTCAACGTCACGCTGTCAGCCTCTGTGATTGGCTCCCCTGTGGCCTTGAGGACAAACGAGCCGCACTTGTACGGGTTGTACGATACCTGCCGATCCGGGTGATGTGGTCCAGCTACCACGGGCACCCGTTCACCCTTGATGAATGCGTGGACGTTTTTCCTCTGCTCCCTCAATACCTTTGCTCGGCCAGCAGGCTGGACCACCAGCTTAGCGCCAGCTAGGCACACCTGCTCGGCGTGGTCCACGACTAGCCCGGTCTTGCTGTCCCGTATCGACCATGAGCCTGTGTGCAGGTTCCGGTAAACTTCAACTATCATGCTTTACTCTCCCGCTTAATTTGTAGCTGTGGCCTAGCTGATCCGGGTCAAGCCGTTGTGGGGGATAAACTCGTAGGTCCGCTGGCCGTTGAGGCTCTCCAGGGTGTAGATGTCCGGTAGCCCGTCATACTCGGCCCGACAGCTTACGACCTTGAGGCTCAGAAAGCCTACCCGTACCACCTGGCCGGGAGTCCAATCTTGCTTGCTGTTGCTTATGGCCATGGTCTCAATCCTTCAGGCTCAATCATCGGCGGGTGGTGCCTAATCCACACCGTAGCCTGCCAGCCTGGCAGACTTTCATGTTTTAGCTGTGGCTTACCATCCGGGTGCATGTATGCCTATCACTACGGGGATACCCTCGAATGCTCGTGATCCGCAGGCATGTCCCTTAGGTGTGCATTCACCACACTTGCCAGGACATACCCACACCCGGCCAAGTCCCTGTGCCTTGGCTGTGGCTCGTAACTCTGCTGCCCATACTTGGAACTCTGGTAGCTTGTGGCTCGGCATCTTGTGCGAGACTGGCAGCGCTAGGAACCGTTCACGTACAATCGGGAGACCGTCGACATTCACAAGCGCTTTCATCTTAGCTTCCATGTTGGGACCGTATTTGCTGCCGCTTGACAGGTTCAACAGGTAGTTAGCAGGGAATGAGCGTCCGAGCTTGTCCCATGCTAGGAATACTGGCCAAGACTTGGAGTAGCCATAAACCCGGATGTCTGGCCGCATTTCGAGTAGCTGCCAGTAGAAACGCATCTCTTCAAGGTCCGTGATATCACCGTCAACTAGCAGTCTGAAGTCTACGTTAGCTGGCAGCGCCTGCCAGGCTTGGACCATATGCACCCGGCCAGCCTGTGAGCGTAGCAAGATGGTATTTTGTAGCTGGCGAAAGTATGGGGCAGCATAGCGCCATGCCTTGAATGAGTAGCACCACCCGTTGACTAGCTTAGGACCGGCTTTATCATCCGAGACCCTAGCAAGTACCAGACATTCTCCAGCGCCGGGACATGTAAAGCCTGGCAGTACTGACCATGCATAGAACGGCAGCTTTCCATTACCCTTGGCGTACACTTTCCATTGTGGCTGGCCAGTCTCGATGAAACGTTCAAACTTGCGGTACTCACGTTCCCATGTTGAGACCTTGCCGTTTGGCTGTCTGACCTTGAACCCGTCTGGCATAGCTGGCAACGTCTGGCCAGGGTTGCGGAGTGCTTCTAGTGCGAACCGGGTTAGTTGCTGCCTGTCTGTGTAGCGTCCCATTTGTGTCCCTCCGAAGATTGTTTTTGTTGGTGCCTGTGGGCACCATTTTAAGGGGATTATCATCCGAGTCAAGTTTCCCTCAGGCGTGGCCAGTCTATGAGTTTTGGCACAGTCTGCCAATTGGTGGACCACTGTCAGGCGTGGATTACGGATTACGTCGCATTACCTGGCGATAATGTCGAATAGGTGGCATAGGTTTTAGCGTATGCAAGCCTGGCTGGCTGTGGTAGCGTCAAGCCATGTTGACAGCCAAACAAGAGGCATTTTGCGGGTTCATAGCCAGTGGCCACACAGCCATCGACGCCTATCGCCAGGCATACCGAGATGGTAAGCCAACTACCATAAGCTCAAGCGCCAATAAGCTACTCCGTCTGCCCCATATCGCCACCAAGATCGACAGTCTCAAGGCAGACACAGCCAGCGCCACAAGCTGGAACCGTGCCAAGTTTGTAGGCGTGCTTTGGCAGCGTAGCCAGGCAGCAAGCCAGGCTGGCCAGCATAGCGCCAGCATACGAGCGCTGGAGCTTATTGGCCGAGCCTGCGGGCTACTCGTGGACCGTGTGGAGCACAGTGGCAGCGTAGGCGTGGAGCACTATGCCAGGCTCACGATGGATCAACTTGAAGCACTCGCCAGGCACAGTGACAGCCAGCCAGCCATGGCCGAGCCTGGCCAGGCACAGGCAGCGCTACCGCCTGGCCACATTTCCGAGCCTGTGGCCGAGCCTGTGAGCCTGTGAGCCTGGCCGCTGTGGCCGTTTCACCGACAGACCCCCATCCAGGCGGTACCATAGGCCGGGGGGGATTCCTCCGTGTGGTTGGGCCCTCAGCGCCAGAAACCCCAAATTATTTTCACTAGGCTCAAGATAGGCACAAAATGACCACTCCCACAACACAGGAAATCCAACAGGCGGGCACCCTGGCCAGATTCGAGATGGCAAGGCGCAGCTTCCAGAAATTTTTGCCATACATCCAGATCATCGAGCCTGGCACGGGTATGGTGCCCCTGGACATCTGGCCCCATCTCCACGACGCCATCGGGACCATGGCCGACAGCCGCATGGTCATCTGGGCCAAATCCCGGCAGATCGGCATCACCACCATCCTCTCGGCCTACGTCCTGCATCACGCCTCCTACACGCCCAACGCCCTGGCCCTGGTCTTCTCCAAAGGGGAACGTGACGCCTGGGAGTTCCTGTCCAAGTCCCGTGCCACCTACGAATCGCTCCCTCCCGAGCTCCAGAAGCCCCTGGCCCAGCCCGACAACCGGGAGCAGATGACCTTCGCCTCGGGCTCCCGCATCATCACCATGCCCTCCACCGAAGCCGCCGGACGTGGACTCAACCCCACGCTCGTAGTCATCGATGAGGCCGACTTCCACGAATACCTCGACGCCTGCTACAACTCTGTCAAGCCAGGCCTGGACGACAACGACGGCCAGCTCATAATGACCTCCACCGTCAACCCGTACCACATGGCGTCCCTATTCCAGCAGCTCTACCAGAACTCGCCGGTCAACGGCTTCCAGCGCCTGTTCTTCGGCTGGCGCTCCCGGCCCAACAGGGACCAGGAGTGGTACGACGAGCGCAAGGCCCAGTATCCCGACCAGGCCCTGTTCCAGAAGGAGCACCCCGAGACGGAGGAGGAGGCCTTTGCCCCCGCCCGTGCCCTAGCGGCCTTTGATCTGGACACACTCACGCTCATGCGCCAGGACACCCGTGAGCCCGTGGAGCGCACGACCCTGGGCAACGGCGTACAGGCCAACATCTACCAGCCCTTCCAACCCGGCAAGCGCTACGCCGCTGGCACGGACACTTCCCACGGCACCGGCAAGGACTTCGCCGTCACGGTCATACTGGATGCCGTCACAGGCTACATAGCCGCCGACATCTGCTCCCAGGTCCTCAACCCCACCGAGCTTGCCGTGGCCTCCGTGGACCTGCTCAACCGCTACGACGCCCCTATATGGGCCATCGAGGACAACGACTGGGGTATCCTGACCATCACCATGGCCCAGGAGCTCCGCTATCGACGCCTATATCACCGGGACGCCGACCATCCAGGCTGGCACACCTACGACACCGCCGGGATGTCCGGGGGCTCCCGCTACATCCTATGGGGAGACCTCATAGAGGCCATCCACTCCCGGTCCATCACCATTCCTAATATGGAAGGACTTTCCCAGTTCTTCAACGTGATCCGTAATCCGGAAAAGCGGGGCCGCATCGAGGCCCAGCAGGGAGCGCATGACGACTATCCCATGGCCGTGGGCATAGCCTGGCAGATGCGCCAGTTCGCCCGACCCTCAGCCTCAGAACGGGGCCGACGCCGTGATCCCACACAGCGCCGACGCCGTAGCTGGTCCCGTTGGAGTTAAGAGATGCCTTTTAAAGGATTCGAAGACGAGCCCGACGCCAATTCCATAGATATGTACCGCTCCCATCTCAAGGAGGTGTGGACCGCCGCCCACCGCAAGTGGGAGCAGTACGACTCGTACTACTTCCGCACCTATTCCGTATGGGACGGCTCCGAGTCACACAACCGCCCAGGCTGGCTCAAACCGGCCCGCCCCACATCCGTAGTGGACAGCGCCGTGGACCACCAACTGGCCTCCGAGCCCACGCCCCACCGCTTT